TGAAATGGACAGGGAGTACCACCATCTAATCGACGATGCCACTTTTCATAAGTATGGGCATGTTTACTACGGCGAACAAGAAAAGGAGAAACCATGAAAGATAAAATAATCCTAGCAACAGTGGTATTAGGAATGGTGATCCTTGTTGTAGCCATATTCTTGATCGGTGTACAGCATGGGTCCCGTGTTAAAGCCATGGACATGGTAGAAATCTTTGAAGCGGGGAAGAAGGAAGCCCTACGAGTCTCACCCCGTCCATCCCTAGAACTTGAACTGACCTGCGCCAACGTATGGGCTGGCAGGGTCGCACCTCCGGAGGTATTAAAATGAGTGACAAACCTGACATGGTCAACAAACCCCCTCACTACAACAAAGGGGGCATCGAGTGCATCGACGCAATCAAAGCTGCATGCGAAGGGTTGGATGGATTTGAAGGCTATTGCACTGGCAATTCAATCAAGTATTTGTGGCGCTGGAAGCACAAGAACGGCGTTGAGGATTTGAAGAAGGCTCACTGGTACATCAAGAAGCTTGCTTCGGAGATTGAGTGATGGGGTTGTTCTGCCCTTCATGCGAGGGTGCGACAAAGATATACGACACACGCACCTACCGAGATGAGCAACGGGAGTTTATATACGTGGTGCGTAAGCACCGATGCCTTGAGTGCGGACACAAGTACAAAAGCATGGAAACGTACATGGAGTTATGGCAAACACTTTTAACAGGAGGAGAGGATGACGACGATGACACCGGACCAATATGAGTTGGACTTAAAACTAGGAGAAGCATATGTCGAAATCAAAAGGTTACGAAAAAGATTGGCTGATAAAAATGAAGAACTCAGCGAACTACGACGCACAATGGCGAGCATCCATGCCGTATCCAACCAATCCTTTTTCAAGAGTAAATCCAGCGGAGCTGATGAAGCTGATGCGGAAGACGGAGAAAGAGAAATCTACAGACCGCTTGCGTAAACTAGGAGATGCACTGCTATGACCCCCGAGGTTAAAGTAAAGCGCAAGGTTGTCTCCCTGCTCAAAGAGATGGGTGCGTACAACTTCTTTCCCGTAATGTCTGGCTATGGTCGGTCAGGCATACCCGACATCGTTGGGTGCTACAACGGGTACTTCTTTGCTATCGAGTGCAAAGCAGGAGACAACAAGACCACCGCCTTGCAGGAATTGGAACTGCAAAAAATTCGTGATGCGGGCGGCATCGCGCTAGTAATAAATGAGGAGAACCTTGACCATGTCCAAGCCGCCATACGAGCGCATACTGGTAATTGACTTTGAAACACGGTGGGATAGAAAGGGGTACACGCTAAGCAAACTCACCACTGAGCAGTACATACGCGACAACCTGTTTAAAGCGTTCGGTTGTTGTATTAAGACGTACGGTGAAAACGACACCGTATGGGTCACACACAATGACTTACCCGCCGCCTTCGATGCTATCGATTGGTCGACCACCGCAGTGCTAGCGCACAACGCTCAGTTTGATGTAGCGATCCTCTCGTGGGTGTACGGGTGCAAGCCTGCATTCATCTTCGACTCGCTCTCTATGGCGCGTGCTCTGCGTGGGGTGGAGGTGGGCAACAGCCTTGCCAAGTTAGCCGATGAGTTTGGTCTGCCCCCCAAGGGACAGGCTGTGTACAGCACAGATGGACTAGTCGAGTTAACGCCAGCGATTGAGAAGGAGTTGGCTGACTATTGTGCGCACGACACATACCTGTGTGAGGAGGTGTTTAAGCGTTTGGTCAAGGGCTTCCCTGCCAAGGAGTTAAAGCTGATCGACCTCACGTTGAAGATGTTTACCAACCCAGTGCTACAACTTGATAAGGAGATGCTCAGTGCAGCGATTGAGGAAGAAAAGACAAAGAGAGGCGATCTTCTTTCGCGTCTTGGTGTTGAGGAGTCCGTCTTGGCAAGCAACCCGCAATTTGGTGACTTGTTACGCAGTCTTGGAGTGGAGCCTCCGATTAAGGTTAGCAAGACCACCGGTGAGAAGGCGCTTGCGCTTGCTAAAAACGATGCGCTCTTTCAGGCGTTACTTAACTCCGATAACGAAGACGTGGCTCTCCTTTGTGAGGCGAGACTGGCAGTTAAATCAACATTGGAACGCACACGAGCGCAGAGATTCTTGGACATTGCGCAACGCGGTTCGCTTCCGGTACCCCTTAACTATTACGGCGCACATACAGGGCGCTGGTCTGCTAGTAAAGGATCTGGACTTAATCTGCAAAACTTAAAGCGTGGGTCGTTCCTTCGCAAGTCGATCATGTCTCCTGCGGGCAACACGTTGGTGGTATGTGACTTATCTCAGATCGAGCCGCGTGTGCTTGCATGGCTGACTGGGTACGAAGCGCTCCTCGACATCTTCCGTTCAGGGCAGGACGCTTACGCTCAGTTCGGTGCACAGATGTTCGGCATCCCCGGCATGAGTAAAGAAAGCCACCCCGACCTTCGACAGTCTGCCAAGTCTGCGCTACTGGGGTGCGGTTATGGACTGGGGTGGGCATCGTTTGCCGCTCAGTTGTTGACTGGCTTCCTTGGTGCGCCACCGACTCGATACGACAAAGCCTTCGCCAAACAACTTGGTGTAGACGCTGAGTACTTGAGTCGGTTTGTTGAGTGGGAGGACAATCTCAAGCGTATGGAGGAGATCCCTCGTACGTGCACCGAGCATGAGTTGTTGGTTCACTGCGTCTCAGCCAAGAATATCATCGACAAGTATCGGGAGGCAGCAGAACCTGTGCGTGACTTCTGGCAGTTCTGCGACAGCGCTATTACCCGCTCGTTGGTAGGAGGCAAGACCATCAAATACAAATGTTTGACTTTTGAGAAGGAGAGAGTAGTATTACCAAGTGGGCTAGCGTTACGCTATCCCGGCTTGAGCAACACCCCCAACGAGCGTGGAGTCCAGTGGACCTACGGGGAGAATCGAAAGCTGTATGGGGGCAAACTGACTGAAAACATCGTTCAGGCAGTGGCTAGGTGCGTCATGACTGACGGCATGCTTCGGATACAACAACGGTATCCATGTGTGTTGACGGTACATGACGAGGTTGTAGTGGCAGTACCGGAGTCGGAAACAGAGGACGCTAAAACATGGGTTTTAGCGCAGATGACTATGGAGCCGAAGTACATGCCGGGTATTCCATTAACGGCTGAAGTTGATTCCGGACAACGATATGGAGATGCAAAATGAAAATTCCAAAACGATTGAAAGTAGGTAAGCGCTGGTACAAAGTAAGTGTCATCGACAAGATGGAGGTAATGGGTACGATGGGTAGCACCGACTACGACACAGCATGTATCAAAGTTGCTACACGCAGTACGATCAACAACAAACGCTTCAAAGACGAAGACGTAAACGATACGTTCTGGCACGAGTTGACCCACGCCATCCTCAAAGACATGGGCAGTAAGTTGGAGACCAACGAGAAGTTTGTTTGTGCTTTCTCCTCCCGTCTTAACAACGCCATTCTTTCAGCGAGATTCAAATGACCAAACCAGTAACGTGGTCGCACAGCGGGTTGAAAGACTTTGAAGGATGCGCCCGTCGTTACCATGAAGTGCGTGTGCTTAAGAACTTCCTAACGCAAGAGACGGAGCAAATGCGGTATGGGACAGAGTTGCACGAGGCGGCTGAGTTGTTTGTGAAGGAGGACAAGCCTCTGCCGCCTGAGTTTGAGTTCATCAAGCCCACACTAGATGCGTTGCTGTCAAAGCCCGGTCGCAAACTACCCGAGCATGAGATGGCGCTCAAAGAAGACTTGTCACCCTGTGCGTTTAAAGACCCAGCGTTTTGGGTGCGGGGTATTGCTGACCTGTTGATTGTTGATGACGACAACCTCACCGCTAAAGTTGTTGACTACAAGACAGGCAACGACAAGTATCCCGACAGGGATCAGTTGATCCTTATGTCGCTGATGGTGTTCCAACACTTCCCGCACATTCGCCAAGTCGATTCGGCGCTGTTGTTTGTTGTAAAGGAGTCGATAGTGAAGCACCGCATGACAAGGGACGACATCGAGTCGGCGTGGTGGCAGTATCGCCTTCGGGTGTCAAAGCTTGTGGCTTCTGTTTCAAACAACGTTTGGCACCCAAACCCAACGCCGCTTTGCGGATGGTGCCCAGTTAAAAGTTGTGAGTTCAACCCAAAACATTAGGAGGCCAACATGGCACGTGATTACAGGAAAGAGTAT